CTTTATGGCGGTGGCGGTGGCTCATCTTCTGGCGGTTGGGGTGGCAATGGCGGTGGTGCAGGTTCATCATTCGTTAGAGGTCTAATCACAGATTACACAGACACAAACTTAAACAATAATTTTCAACATGGAATTGCATATTCAACTGGTGCATTTACTCAACAATCTTATGGACATACTGGTGGTGCTTTAAGTGGTAATGATACTGGCTCTGGTAGAGGTTATAATGGTCAAACCTCTTATTCAATGATGAACCCTGCTAGTTTCTCAACTTACATTGGTTCATTAAGTTTATCTGATTATGGTTATGGTGGTGCTACTGGCTATTCAAACACAAGAGGTAGAACAGGTAAGCAAGGAATTATTGCATACAGAATAGGTACTGGTTCTTGGACACAAATTTATTCAACACAAAATGCTTTAACGAGTTTTACTATTTCATAATGCCTAGAAAAAAGATTACACCAAAAGAGTTTAGCGAAGTCGCTACAGGTGTAAGACTTTCATCACATGAGAAACTTTGTGCTGAACGAATGAACAACATTTTAAAATCTATAGATGAAATGAAAAAAGAAATTAAGTCGTTAAGACAAGATGTATCTATGGGTAAAGGTGGACTTAAAGTTATCTTAGCTATTGGGACACTAATTGTAGGTCTAATAGGATTTTTCAAATTCAATGGCTAAAGTCAAAGAAAAGACTATATCAGAGCTTATTGAAGACACAGAAGATTTGCTAGCAGAAGCTCAAAACAATTTACAAAAAATAAAAGGTAAACACGAAGAACAAGAAGAGATGGACGAATTTGAAAGGTACTTACCTTAGTGTCTAAAACAAAAGGCTTTTTAAATAAAGAAGCTCACGAAACAAGATCAAGATTTAAAAAAACTTCTATATCAAAAAATCCTAGCAGAATTAAATGGTCTTCTATGAACAAATCAAAAAAACGAAATCACAAAAAATAATGAAATATATTTTAATTTTATATATGTGCAGCATGGCAACTGGTCAGTGTCCATCAAACTCTATTTCAGGTTATCAATTTACATCACACTATGATTGCACCAATGCAGGTTATGCTATTGCACAAAAAACTTTTAGAAATTTAAAAGAATTACCTGAATGGGATATTCCTGATTTTGAAGAACAAAAAATAGTAATTAAATTTGAATGCAAAGCCTTATTAACTGAAGGAGAGCCAACATGATAATATATGGAAACACACTTACTACATGGAAGAATAAAGTAAAAATATATTGGGCAGATACAAATAAATTAGCTTTTAGCTTGTTTGTAATTTGGTCTGTGTGCTTATTTTTACTGTAATTAAAAGGACTCAAAAACTATGTATACACAACTTAAAGAAAGAATTAAACAACATGAAGGGTTTAGGCGTACTGTCTATTCCGATAGTCTTGGTTTTGCTACTATCGGTTATGGCCATTTGGTATTACCTACCGATAACTTTGTTGAAGGTGTTGAGTATACTAAAGAAGAACTTGATAAGGTTTTTGATGTTGATTTTCAAAAAGCTGTAGATGGAGCTAAAGAATTAATAGGTAACGATCCACTTTTACCACAAGCAGAAGAAGTAATTATAGAGATGTGCTTTCAGCTAGGTAAAACTGGTGTAAGTAAATTTAAAAATATGTGGGCTTATTTAGATGATGGTGACTATGTTGCTGCAGGAGATGAAATGCTTGATAGTAATTGGTATCAACAAACACCTTCAAGAGCATTAGCTTTATCTGAAATAATGAAAAGTTGTCAATTATAATGTGGTTTGCATTACTTAAAAATCCTTTAACTAAAATCATTGCAGAAAAAACATTCGGTGCAATTACACATAAATTACAAAAGGATAAAATAATTAGAGAAAAAGAACTAGATGCAGCTTCTCAAATTTCAGTAGAACAAATTAAACAACAAGAGCATTCGTGGAAAGACGAGTGGTTGGTGGTTTTCTTTACAATTTTAATGGGTTTACATTTTGTACCATACACACAAGACACAATGCAGCGTGGTTGGGAAATATTACAATTTGCTGACCCTATGTTTTGGTACATAATATTAACAATAGTAGGTGCATCATTTGGTGTAACTACAATGAATAAACTCAAAAAGAAATGATAGATAGAATTTTATCTAATTTTTTTGGTTGGATAGATAGCCTTTTTGAAAAATTAGATGAAGTTTTAACTTTTGATTTTCCAAACAGTAATAAGAAAAAAAAGAAAAAGAAATGAGAGATACTAAATCATTAGAAAGTTTTTTAAAAAAGATAGAAACACAAGCAAAAGAAAAAACTATTTTTCGTCATTTAAAAAAAGAAGTTGAACATGGTGCAAACGGTACAAGAGACTATGTTATTAAAAAAGGTATTAACAAAGGTAAAATTGCAAAATGATTAAAAACTTTAAAGACATTGTAATTCTATTAATAACAAGTGGTGTCTTAATACTTCTTGCTGTCATCATTGTAGGCGATTATTGGGTAGCATTAGAAGAAAATAGACCAGTAGATGAAAGTGTAATTACATTGATGAAGATGTCAGTTACAGGATTGATTGGTGTTATTGGTGGTTATATCGGTGGCAGTAAATGAAACGACAACACAATACTGCATTGATTGCATTACTTGGAACAATCCTTTTAGGATTATCTACTTATGTATTAATCACTATTGTGGAACTTCAAGTGCATCTTGGAATGTTAACAGAAGAAATCATGTCAATAGATAAACAAATTGGTAGAATCTACAATCACATGGATAGATTAACGAGCAAATAATGAATGATGAAAAACAAAAGCAGCTAACTACTAAAGAAAAAGCAAATGAAATAGTAGATATGCTTATAGCACAAGCACATACAAAATTAAAATCAGGTGAAGACCTATCAGCATCAGAAATGAAAGTTTGTTTAGATGTTTGTAAAACTTACGGAACAGGTATTCAGTCAAATAACGATATAGATATTGTTAGTGATTTACCTTTTGATAACGAAGATAGGAAAATATAATGGTACCTGCTAAATTAAAAATTTTTAAGAACTTTTTATATTTAGCTTGGAAACATTTACAATTACCACCACCAACTAAAATACAATATGATATGGCGGACTTTTTACAATATGGTCCAAAACGTTCATGTGTACAAGCTTTTAGAGGTGCAGGTAAATCTTGGATTACTTCAGCTTTTGCTTGTTGGAATTGGTTAATGGATCCTCAGAAAAACATCTTAGTTGTCTCTGCGTCTAAAACTAGAGCAGATGATTTCTCAACGTTTACTCAAAGATTAATTCATGAGCTGCCTATATTAGAACACTTAAAACCAAGAGAAGACCAGCGTTCAAGTAAAGTATCATTTGATGTTGGTCCTGCTAGAGCATCACATGCACCTAGTTGTAAATCAATGGGTATTACCAGTCAACTTACAGGTTCTAGAGCAGACTTAATTATTGCTGATGACGTTGAATCAGCTAACAACTCTCAAACACAATTAATGAGAGATAGACTATCTGAAACAATTAAAGAGTTTGATTCAATTATAAAACCAGAAGTTGGTAGAGTTATATTTTTAGGAACACCACAAACAGAATTATCTATTTATAATCAGTTAGAAGAAAGAGGTTTTAAAACTCAGATTTGGCCTGCAAGATTTCCTGAAAATAAAGCTTTATTAAATTATGGTAAAAAGTTAGCCAAAAGTATTTTAGATAATAAAGATAAGTTTAAACCTGGTCAAGCTTTAGATCCAGATAGATTCGATGATGTAGACTTAATGGAACGTGAAGCATCTTATGGACGTTCAGGTTTTTCATTACAATTTATGTTAGATACAACTTTATCTGATGTAAATAAATATCCACTTAAACTTAATGATTTAATTATTATGTCAGGTGTTTCATCTTGGAAAGAAGCTCCTGGTAAAATACAATGGGCTAATAGCTTAGATCAGATAAAAGCTCTAGACCCAGAAATACCCAATGTTGGTTTAAAAGGTGATTACTATGTAGCACCAATGCATGTATCAGATGATTATTTTCCGTTTCAAGGAGCAGTGATGTCAATCGATCCAGCAGGTAGAGGTGCTGATAGAACAGCTTACGCTATCGTAAAGATGTTAAATGGTATTTTATATTTAACTGATATTGGTTCACTTGAAGGCGGTTATGAAGAAAAAACTTTAGTAGATTTAGCAAATGCTGCTAAAGCTCAAGATGTATCTTATATAACTATTGAGAGTAACTTTGGTGACGGTATGTTTAATAGATTACTAGAACCAATATTAGCACGTATTCACCCGTGTACTATTGAAGAAACTAGAAGTTCAGTACAAAAAGAGAAAAGAATTATAGATACTTTAGAACCAGTATTTAACTCTCATCGACTTGTAGTTGACCAAGAGTTAATTAGAAAAGACTATGAGCTTGATATGCAACATCAGCTATTCTATCAAATGAGCAGATTAACTAGAGATAGATCGTGTTTAAAACATGATGACTTAATTGATGTACTAGCAATGGCTGTGTCATACTGGACCAATTATTTAGGACAAGATGTTATACTTGCAGAACAAGAGGCTAAAGACGAAAGATTAGCTATAGAACTCGATAATTTTATGGAGTCAACTATAGGTTCAAGACCTAATAAAGGTTCATGGATTTCATAGCTCTAGAACGCTCATAGAGCGCACTAGAATGACCACAAACACCAGATGTGATAAAACCTATGCATGAGTGGATTTGATGCTCTAAAGCTATATAATTAATAGGTACACGTATCGGTACGATGCCTGTGAGTCAAATACTAAGTATATACTAAGAGTAACTATAAGTAACTAAGAGGAACACTAAAAAACTATGAGTAATACAGCAGCAGCATTACCACAATCAACTATAATAGGTTATCAGACTATAGAATTTATACAGTTAGATACTATACTATCTACAAATGTAGGTGATCAGTTAGGTAGTTATGTTGCAGGACCACCAGCTATCATTTACTTAGATAAGACTATCATTGAAAAAGGTGGACCCGTAGCTTTGAACTTAGTGATGCATGAGCTTAACCATCATGTCGAATATGCGTGTTCATTAGACGACGCTGATGAAGAGGTTAGAGTTACAGCTTATGCAAACTTGTGGACTGAGATATGGACTCGTAGTAGCATTAAAGAGTGGCTGCTGGCTCAGCTCAACTAGCCAATATTTGGTAGAAAAATCTAAGAGCCTTATCGATGTACCCCGCGCCCGCGTGTCCCCATCATTATTTCTGGTGGTGTGTGTGTACTTTATTTCACGCGTAGTCACTTTATTTGTGACTTAAAGTGCTTATTGTTATTGACTACTCTACATTTGCAATGGATATGAACTCTATTGATCTTGTTATTCGTACCTTAAACGAATTTTGTTTGTTTGTGCTCACTCTTCTCGTATGGCCTTTTCTATTTTTTTAAACTCATTGTTGTTATGAACTCGTAATGAACTCATAATGAACTCAAAACAAACTCGAAGCTCACTCAAAACAAACTCAATATCATTTCAAATATGATCGTTCAGATCATTTCAAATCAACTCAAATCAATATTTCAAATCATTTCAAATTAATTCAAGATCATTTAAAATAAACTAAAAGCTCAAAATAAATCTAAAATGACAATTTAAGACTTACAGAGAGACACAGAGATCAACTTAATCAATTGGTTGTGATGTGATGCTTGCAGCTATTTTATGCTCTACTTTAGGATTATCATAAAGAAGGCTGTGACAACTTTGCCTCGTTTAATGGGTTCGATTAACTATTCATCTATGTATTAATTACACTATCGAAAACAAATAACGAAAGGTAAAACACATGCCAAAATACGTACAAATAAAAGAAGACAGAAAAGATCTTTTTGTTACTGGTTCAGTTAACAGAGATTTTAAAAAACTACGAGAGTTCTATGTTAAAAATGTAGATACATTCGTTAAAGCTTATGATGTTTGCGTTAAGCTGTTCAAGCTTGATGGCAGCCAAAAGCTATTTATTAGAAATATAAGAGGTAACACTGTTGGCTTTTATAGAGATGCTAATAAAGAGGTTGCGGTTGAAATACGATCTAGAAATATCAAGAGCATCGTTTCAACTATAATTCACGAGTGCAGACACGCATATCAATACCAAACTGGTATGCTTAAGCATGACCCGAAAAAAGCTAATTATTCTATCTGGAAAGCTATGGACACGAAGATCACTCGTGCAGCTGATGGAACAATTGACGAGCTTGTAGCGTCTAAAAAAGAGCAATCAATCAGACGTTACAAACCATCTCAGAACCATAAAAAATATATGGATTTGCCATGGGAGGTTGATGCTAGAGCAGCTGAAAAGAAATATATTGATAAAGTTATGAAGGAGATTTCATAATGAATTATCAAATAAATCAAAAGTTGTCCGATGAAAAGTCGGGCAACTACCTTGTTAAGGTCGTTAAAATTGGAGACAAAAACAGATCTAAGTTTTGTTCGTTCGAATACTATGTTGACGTAACAATTCAAATTACAGATCTTAATAATCCAACTAAAAAATGCGGTGTTGTTGTGCCAGGATTTGGACCTAAGCCAATAGAGCTTAATACAGATCGAAAGCTGCATCACTCAATGTATTTTGATTTTCAAGACTTTAACGAAGAGCTTTACGCTAAGCTGCTAAGGACTCAAAAATCAATTAATGAAGAAGGCTACTATAAAAAGTAGTTTAGAAATCTATCAAATTTGAGCTCAGTTTGTACACAGCTGAGCTCAAAATTTTTTCATATATACCGTAAGCAA